GTGCCTAGATATCAGTTACATTGGCCTTCTGCACCTTGCCCAAGCTACTGGCGCGATTAAGTGGGGGCAGTGCAAGCTTGTGCATCAAGCCGACACCTACGAGTCGAATGGCCTTGATAGCGCCCCCACCCACAAATACAACGCGTTCGGCGACCGAGGGCCAGTAGTCGGTGGGTACTGCACCGTTAAGACTCCTGACGGCGACTACTTAACCGAGGAAATGAGCCTCGCAGAAATCAAAGCCACAGAGGCAACAAGCAAGGCTAAGAATGGCCCCTGGAAAAACTTCTGGGCTGAAATGGCCCGCAAGACAATAGTCAAACGCGCAAGCAAGTATTGGCCCCGAGCGGAACGGCTTGATAACGCCATTCAGGTTCTCAATGAAGATGAAGGCATGCACCAGGAGCCAGTGATGGAGCACGTACCAGAAAGTGAAATCATTGCCGAAGAGAATGCCCGAAAACAGGAGGTTTTCGATCAGGCTAATGAGCTGTGCCAACGGATGGAACTGGCGCAAAGCATGGGCGAGCTAAAGCCATTATTCGCTGAGGCATTCAAGATTACGCGAGGCATGAAACTTCAGCAGAACGTTCAGGCGATTTATGCAGAGTGCAAAGCCAAGCTGGAGGCGCCCGTATCATGAGCAAGCTTTATGACATAGCCAACGATTACGCCAAGCTCATGGACTCCGGGATGGCACCGGAGCTGATTGCTGACACCATTGATGGCATAGAGGGCGAACTGACAGACAAGATTGAGCAGCTTCTCGCCATCTGTAAAAACGAGCAAGGTTACTCTGAATGCCTGCGAAGTGAGGCCAAGTCACTGCTTGAGCGGGCATCGGCAATCGACAACAAGATATTGAGCATCAAGGCTTACATCGCCAACTCATTAGAAACCGCAAAAATCACTTCGATCCGCGCCGGGCTGCATCAAGTTACCGTCCGGGCCCCATCACGGATAGTCGATATCGCAGATGCATCGTTGTTGCCCGTTCAATTTGTGGAATATGAAACCGTTATTAAACCAGACAAGCTTGCGATTAAGCACCAGCTTGACGCTGGCCACGATGTCCCCGGGGCAAAAATAACGCTTGGCAAAAAATCACTAATTATCCGGTAGGAAAGCAAACCATGGCTGAAAAGTGGGAACCCTACGAACTCCAATTCATCCAGGAGGTGGCTGGAATTATGCCTTCCTCCCTTATCGCAGAAAAGCTTGAGCGTACCCAGCGAGGCATCCAGCGGATGGCCCGGAAAATCGGCGTCAGCTTGCGCTTGAAAACAGAACAAAAGGAACAGTCATGAACGTACTGACTTACGAGCAGCTCAAGGCGCGGCTGGATGCTGTTGTTTCTGAGTATGCGCGTGTGCAGGCTTTTGCAGCTGAAACAGCACAGGACGCAGAAGAAATGGCAACAGCAGACGGTGGCGGCGGTGGCTACATCGAAGCACTGAATGAGCTGTTAACACCCGCCACCTCCGCAGCACTGGCAGAAGTAGAGGTTAAAGCGATTGAGAAGGCGGCGAAGGAATTATTCGCATGCGGCTATTCCTTTGAGTTGCTTATGCGTCACGCCAAAGTGCTGCGGGAGGGCCGGGTATGAGCCTATTTGATATTTTCCGCAGAAAACCAAAGCACATACCGGCAAAGCACAACTACACGCGCATGCACTGGGGCCACGCAATCCAGGGTTTAACAGACAACTGGAGCACGAAGAAGCAGATGAAAGTGACCGGCCACGGCCCCATAGGCGGTCTTTTCTGCCCACGCATTAAGAAAGGTGACTTCATCCTCATATCCTCAACAGAGGGGCCTGTCATGCGCCTGGCTGTGAAGAAGGTTGAATACTTCAGGGACCCAAGCGACATGTTTGCGGCCACTCTTAAATTTGACGGGCTGGAGGGTGCGTGATGGCAACTAATAGCGAACTGAAGCGTTGCGATGGCTGTGACGGTCGTGGAGAAGTTGGCGGTATGGTTTGGTATGGCTCCGGTGAAGGAGGATTTGAAACGCAGGAGTGCCCCTTCTGCCACGGAACCGGGAAAGATAGTGACAGCGAGGCCCATCATGAAGAGTAACCAACTAACACATGATGAACTTTGCCTGATTGCCGAGCGCTTTCTCAGAAATAACGGCTTCAAAGTGGCATTCCATGATCGCTTTGTGGCCTCTGTATCAACCGGAGAGCAGCCGGACGCTATCGGGTTCCGTAACGGGTCGTCATGTCTTATCGAAGCCAAGGCAAGCCGTGCAGACTTCCTCGCTGACCGTAAAAAACGGTTTCGTATTCAGTCCGAGTTAGGCATGGGGGATTGGCGCTTCTTCATCTGTGAGCCTGGGATTATCAATCCCGAAGATTTGCCGGAAGGTTGGGGCTTGCTGTATGCGAAAGGGAGCCGAGTTTACAAGGCTCATGGCTGGCCGGGTAACGCGGTCTGGTACTCGGATAAACCCTTCCAGGCTAACAAACAGGCTGAATGCGATTTGATGTATAGCGCCCTGCGCCGTCTGCAAATCCGTGGTTATTTACCGGAAGTGTATGAAGGGATTCCAAAGCCAGCTATCGGGCAGCACACACAGGGGGAGAGATGATTCACTACCACGGCGGCCCGATTACTCCGGATACGTGCGCCATGAAAGCCTGGCGGGCGCGTCATGCGTTTATCTCGTTTGCCCACCCCGGACAGATTGGCCTTGCATCTGAGATTTGTCAGTCATTTTCGCTGGATAACGGCGCGTTTCCAATCTGGAAAAAAGCCGGCAAGAACCGCGTTAATTGGACTGCTTACTACGAGTTCGTTAAGCGCTGGATGAATCACCCCGGATTCGATTTCGCGATTATCCCTGACGTTATCGACGGCGGCGCAGCGGAGAACGATGCATTGCTGGCCGAGTGGCCCTACGGCAAGTTTTTCGGCGTACCAGTGTGGCACATGAACGAAAGCGATGACCGGTTTATCCGGCTTTGTAATGAGTATCCCCGGGTAGCGATCGGCAGTTGTGGCGAATATGACGTTAAGCGGCCAACGCTAGCAGTAACCCGGATGAAAGACATTATTCGCCATGTTGTGGATGAGCACGGCCAGCCGATCACCAAGTTGCACGGCCTGCGCATGCTGAACCCGCTGATATTTACCAAACTGCCGCTAGCCAGCGCTGATAGCACGAACGTAGCGCGCAATATCGGCATCGATAAGAAGTGGCAAGGCACTTACTCGCCCGCATCGAAAGAAACCCGTGCTGCGGTAATGGCGGAGCGTATCGAAGCATTCAACAGTCCCGGCACTCTTGAGTACAACGAAGATGCTGAGAAGTTTACGCCTCAACTCTCACTGGAAGTTTAAGGGCTGACGCCCAGGAGGAAGCAAAGCTATGAGTAAGACGCTGCAATTTTATGGAGCAAGTGATGACTTGTTCGAGTGTGAAGGCGCTATCACAGAAGAGATTGGCTGTTTTAGTGCACCGGGAACGTATCACCTGAAATCCGCCGATGGTGAGTTGCTCGTTATTGCCTTGTACGGCGTAGGCAACATCGCCTGCTGGACAATTGGCGCGTGCCAAGTAGATGAGGGCGTGCCGATTCCCGCGTGGCCGGTTACGTACTCAACGCACGAGAGTGGCTACAGCGTTCTGCTGACGCTGGAAGTGCCAGATGATACGCGACTGGTAATGAGTGGCGACGATGAGGACGACGAGTGATGACAGATAAATTAGAAGCACTGAAAGCGTCGGCAAGGGGCATCGCTCGCTTGCTCGGAGATATTGCCAGTTTCGACAGTTGGGACATTGACGGCGACATCGTAGATATACGGTTTGAAGATGAAAATGGCTGTGATACCGGCGCTGACGTTTCGATAACTGAAACGGCAGATAAAGCGTCACAGGCTATCGGTGAACTGCTGGCAGCGCTGGAAGAGAAAGACCAGGAAATCGCAAGGCTGCTTGAGCTGGTTGATAAGTACACCGATTACGGCACACAGCAGCGGTTACGCGCAGAGGCAGCAGAGCAGCGACTACAGCAACCTATCAAGTTGCCGGACTTCGGCAAGCTAACCAAGGAGATAGTAGGGAACCTCGTTGATTGCGCAGCAGCCGACGATGATGTAGTCGCTCAGTATGAAGAGTTTGTCTATAAAAGCTGCCGCGCCGCAATGCTCCAACCTGTTAGCCAGGGTTACACGTTGCCGAAGGGCTACAAGCTGGTGCCGGTAGAGCCGACGCCAGAGATGATAGCGGCTACTGAAATTGATGGTGACGAGTATTACTTTGAAACCGACAAGGCAGCCGAAACGTGGATGGCGAACAAGTTCAAAGCAATGCTGGCAGCAGCACCTACCCCTACCAAGGCGGTGAGCGAATATTCTATTGCCAAGTATGAAGAACTTTTCGGCGAAGCTTGCCAGGCAGCCCGTTACCCCGTCAAACACGAGAACGAGAGCGTTCCTTCACTATTGAGACGCAATACGGAAAAGCAAGAGCATATTTCTGAACTACTGGCCTCAATCCCTCCAATAAAGCTACCTGAGTTAATGGAAATAGCAGAGGACGCAACCAGGGAAACCAGGCATCTCATCCGCAGCCGGAACTATTTGATTGAGAGCATTGCATGGTTGCTTCGCTACCAGGGCCTGAAAGTTGAAGGTTTCCCAGACGAAATCCCAGGGAAGGAAAAATCATGAAATCGCCAAGGGAAAGAATAAACAGGCCATTCAGCAAAGGCAAAAACCAATACTGGCTCGGTGAAGAAGGATATTTCAGCATAAGCGATGAGGGCGGCTGGTTGCCTGGTGCATACGAAAATGAGGAAGCAGCAGACCTTGCTCATGCTCTTTTGGGTAGTGACGCACTTAAATACTACGAGGCATGGGATTTACTGCAACGCCTTCAGGATGAAGCCAATGCTCGAAATGGCGGCATGGGTGGGGTGATTACCGTGGCTGACCTGAAGGCCATAAAACAAGGTGGCAACTGATGGAGTGGTGCTGGATTTACCTGATTATCGGTGTTTGTCTCTATGCGCTATGCTTCGCCACCGGAAGAGTTGAGGCGGATGGCGTACTAAACAACATTGCCGCGCCGCTTTATTTTTCTCTACTGTGGCCACTTACATTAATCCGCATTTCAAACCTTATCTTGAGCAGGGGAAGCAGTAGGCAGGAAAGTATTTTTTCCCATAAAGCAAATGGTGAACCATGCGCAGTGTGTGGAAAGCCAATGAAAACAAAGCAAGGGATTGTTGGTGTCGTGACTGGTGAGAAAATGCATGCAGACTGCTGGAGTGACTTCTTTAAGAAAAAGGTAATGGATATGTGCGAGGATACAAAGGATAGAGGCCACAAGCCTTAGCCCACGCTATAATCCTCCCAACCAGGAGGAACCTCATGTCTTACAATCTCGCAGACCTACCCAAAGACGATATGGACAAGGTAAACGTTGACCTTGCAGCGTCCGGCGTTGCTTACAAAGAACGAATGAATATGCCAGTGATACCCGCTGAAGTGGCAGCGCAGCAGCCGCAGCACTTGCGTGAGTATTTTCTGGAGCGTCTAGCCCACTACCGCGGCGTCAGCAAGCAATTGCCCACCGGTTCCGCGCCGGTCTATCAGCAGATGGCTGAGGCCAACGGCAAGAAGTAGCCGATAAGCACCACCAATCAACCCGCCAAGTGCGGGTTTTTTATTACCCGAAATCCTTCGGAGTATCCCCTATGAACATCATCAGCGTGAAGTTACCTAGCGCGTTCTTTGCTGCTGGGCGCGTTTCTACGGACGAATTAAGCAGTGTTATCCATCAGGGATTGTGGAAAAAGACCGGCGTGATGCCTGCGCCGGTTGTTGTTTCTTTGCATGACAAGAAGGCGGTGCTTGCTTCCGGGTGTGCCGTTGGTGATGTTCTGGAAATATTGGGAATTGAACCATGAAAGAGGTTATCAGGGGTGATAAGACACTTGAGGATATAGTCGCAGCCAACACGGCAATCGAACGACACAAGGCCAAATACGGCGAAGGCAACAAGTATCACCCCATCATCTACCCCGTCAAATACCGCAGTAAAAACTATCAAATCGAAGTAATCACTCGCGAAACAACAATTGCGGCCACGGTCATCACTGGGGTGCGCAATCTGACGAAATTACATTACGGGAGCCAGCAATGAGCACATACAGAGAATTGGCGCTAAGGGCCAGTCAGGCGGAGCGACGTGGGGAATTCAGTGATGCGGCCGCAATCTGGAGCCAGGCATTCGATAAGGCAAGCGGTACTAATAGGGGGTGGGCAATCACCCGTTTCGATTTCTGCATCGCGGCAAAGAAAAACGGATGGGGAGTATGGGCGTGATTAAAGATAACTGGGATGTGGTGATTGTGATCGGCCTGCTATGTGCGGCGGCGGTAATTCTTGGGTGGGGTATGGCGGGGTGACGAATGGATACAGCAGTAGAGAACGCGCTTCGAAGTCAAGCACGGCGATGTAGACAGGAAATAATAGCTCAGACGCAAGGCAAACCGAAGAAACAGCACGACCCCATCACCACAGCAATTCTCGACTATCACGCAAAAAAAATCACCGCACTACCACCCGGCAGATTCAGCGCAAAACTTTGGCTGAGCTATTTTGTGCATCTTATCGATAAAGAGGTAAACCATGGATAACGTGATCCAACTGACGCCCAACAAGTGGGTGGCTGAGGATGTTTTGATAACACTGACCGGCCTGACAACGCACATGATTCAGCATGCCCGCCGTACATCGTGGATGGAGGGCCGTGAATATCGGCATATAGCAGCTGACATGCAGCCAGCGCAAAACAGCACAATCATGTACAACCGGCATGAGGTTGATAACTGGGTAGAGAGACAAAGCCCGGCGAAAAGACGGCGGATTTCTGCTTAAATGCCCTTTCCTATCAACCAGCGAGGGTTTGCTATGTCAAAGTATCCAACCGGTGTTGAGAGCCATGGAGGCTCTCTCCGTTTGTGGTTCAGCTATCAAGGACGACGAGTAAGGGAGAATCTGGGCGTTCCTGACACACCAAAGAACAGGAAAGCAGCTGGAGAGCTTCGTTCTTCAGTCTGCTACGCCATAAAGACTGGCACATTTAACTATGCGTCACAGTTCCCGCAATCAACTAACCTAGCCAAGTTTGGCCTGGTCGCGCCCGGCATGGCTTTGGGTGATGTTGCAATGAGATGGTTAGAGCTGAAACGCATGGAGATCAGTTTAAATGCGATGAATCGCTATACCTCTTACATTAAGGTCACTACCGAAATACTTGGGCCTGAACGTCTTATTTCTTCAATAACTCACGAGGATATTTTAAGGACAAGAAAGGAGTTATTAACCGGGTATCAGATTTGCGGGAAACACCAGAAAACGCGTTGCATGAAGAAGGGTCGCACGGTGAGAACCGTAAACGTGTATATGACGTGCCTATCGGGTGCTTTCGAATTTGCAGTAAGGAATGGTTACGTTAGCAAGTCGCCATTTGTCGGCGTTGACCCGCTCCGCAAAAGCAAGTCAGAACCAGATCCTCTTTCCCGCGATGAGTACCGCAGGCTGCTTGATGCGGTTCCGTCAGAGCAGATCAGAAACTTATGGGTGCTAGCCGTTAATACAGGAATGAGGCATGGCGAGATAAGCGCACTTGCGTGGGAGGATATCGATACAAAGAATTGGACGATCACAATAAGCCGGAACATCGCGATGAAAGGCCACTTCACCCCTCCCAAAACTGACAGCGGCATTAGGACAATAAACCTTACTGACGCGGCCATTCAGGCGTTAAAGAGCCAGATGGAATATACCCGGCTAGGAAAGCAGCACAAGGTCAGTGTCCATCTACGCGAGTTCGGCAGAACCCGCATTGATGAATGCACTTTTGTGTTTGTACCAAGGCTAACTGCGAGGAATGGTAAAGGAGGAGACTGGTATGGTCCTGGCTCTTTTGGCTCTACCTGGAACTTTATTTTAAAGCGGGCAGGTATACGGCACCGCAAGGCGTATGAGTCAAGGCATACATATGCCTGCTGGGCATTAAGCGCCGGAGTGAATCCGAACTTCATCGCGGCGCAAATGGGCCACTCTTCTGCACAGATGGTTTACACCGTCTACGGGAAGTGGATGAGCGACAATAACCAGGACCAACTGAGCATTTTAAACGCAAACTTTACGAGCAATGCCCCACAGATGCCCCAAGCATCTTTCAAGTGATGTAAATCCCTTTCAATATCATTCCGTTATCTAGCCCAACTGGGTTTGTTGAGGATGAGCCTCCATAAGATGAGGAGTCGATTGGAAGTAAGGTTGAATCACGGTTAACTACAAAGCATTACCGCAAGTCGAGCCACTACTAGGTAGGTAGTTGTATCGTTTTGCGGTAATTTTTTGCCCCATGTATGCCCCATCGCCAAATCCCCTCACACCACCAGATCGTCAAACTCACTGGTGCGCATATCGTTCAGCGCATACGTGACCACGCCAAACACCTCGATCGACCCCACATCATCAGTAATGTCATCCCCCTCGTCTATCATCGTCACCGACCCAGAACCATCGAGATACTCCAGGCAACGAACCGGCACCAGTCGCAAGCGGCGGATAACGAACTCGCCGCCGACAGATGCAAGTATTACGCTGCCATCTACCGCCGTGAGCGCCCTATCAACAACAAGCGTTGCGCCTGGGTGAATGCCAGCGGTGATAGCACCGCCTTTGGCTGTAACGAGAAACACTGACGCTCGGCCAGTACCGCACATCTCATCAAAGCTTATGCGGCTATGCGCGTAGTCCTGGGCCGGGCTGGGGAATTTTGATGCCATACAATCCTCACACAACAATTACTGGTTATGCATACAGTATAAACACAGCGAAATGTTTGTGTGAAGATCGATTTGGCTGGTGAATGGTATAGTGCTGATCGGGAAGGAAAGAAAGTGCTAGATAGTATTGTAGTAGTTAGCCATATTCCCAATGATCCCCTGGTTCACCGCCCCTTTATCACTTGGATAGATGACGATTTCAGCGATTTTACTATTGGGGTTTGAGCCCTCAGTGGTTGGGTTTATCCCCCTACGCGTAGCGCCAATCGTCGCCTGCTCCAGGTGCATTGCGATAGCATTCATATCGACAGGCGCGCCCACTACAGCCCCATCAATAGCAAAGGCCGTTAATCCGGAGCGAATCACTCCGCCAGAACGACCCGCAATTTTCAATGCTGTTGGTGATACGACGGATTTTATCGCTGTTGATGTTCGAACAATACGCAAGAACATCCCCACCCCTCCATTCACTCCGGAATACTGGCCGTTGCACTGGAACAGCAGCAGATCGTTATCATTCGCTACCGTTGAATCCCTGGCAGCCATCGAGAGCACTGTAAACGATGCGGTCGTCTTTGTTTCTGCAACGAAGAACATAGATAGGCTGGCGTTTGCCGCAGTGAACTGCTGGGGAAGAGCCTGTGGAACGGAAAGGAAATCATCGACACCATCGAACATGATTGACGGCTTGCCGTTGACTAGCACAGGCGTCCCGCCAGAAATCACTTTAGGTTGATATCCTGATGTTGGTTGTGTTGCATGCAAACCATTACCAGTCTGGTCATAGAGTGTAACCACTGTACCATCACCGCTGCCAACGAACAGTTTGACATCATCGATGCTAACGGCGTTGTTTACGGCGTAGAAGTCCATGGTTAAGTTGTCAGAAGAACGACGAATCGTGACGAGTGGCCCGGCATAAATACCACTACCCACCTGGCGCAAACTGTAAGCAGCGGACGCACCAGGGTACATGCCGAGCAAGCGATCCGCACCGATAAAATTAGTAAATACCGTTCCTGCTGCAATTATTTTTGTCGCCATGTTAAACAGCCTTTGCGTTAGTAATTGAAACATTGACATACGGGAATGCGGAACTTTGAACGTAAAGGTTACCGCCTGCTTTAGCCTGTTGAATAAAGTTGAATCTGGCATTAATCAATGGACCACTGATGGTCAGCGGATTTTGAGAGAAATTAGACTTGATGCCGTTCACTACAATATTCCGCATATCTGTCAAGAATGCAGGCCTGCCGTATGACGATGAAGTGGAAACCAATACTTGGCTCCCCCCAGTTGCGGCAGTGTCTTCAATATTAGAAATGCTCACAGTATCAATCACCGATCCGCCAGTTGGCAAAATACGAACCTGATTATGCGCGGACTTACTTGATACGCCAGAGATGGAAATATTAGTAATGTTGTCACCCAGGGGGCTAGGTTTATCGCCACCGACTTGTAGCGGATAAATATAGGTTCCAAACGGATACGTATCGATAAAATTCAACAGCGCTGTCATTGCTATCGTATCGTCAGCAGTTACACCCGTTATTCTCTCAACCCTTCCGTTAGAACATCCCTTCCTGAAGTCTATGCCGTCTCCATTTTTAACGGTTGTATTGAAGTCAAGATCATGCAAATACATCCCATCACAGCCATGTTCTTGAGAAATGGCCCAGCAGGTTGTTTTTTGCATTTTAAAATTGAAAATTTCGTAGTCTTTCGTGTTCGCGAGCAGGATGCCGAGTGTTCGCCAGCCATATGCATCACCAACCCACGCAACGGGCTCCCCACCAGTTACTGGGTGTGGAGCTACGTATGGAACGTCAGGGCCTTCTATGAAAGCAGTTGTAATACCACTGCCTTTTATCTTTATCCCTCTATTCTCATTTAGCTTCAAGGCGAAGCTGTATGGATTAGCTGGATCAACCACAATGCCCTTGTTACGGATGATATTATCAAACACACCATTCTGAAGCTTTAACTTGGCGTTATCAATGTACAGCGTCGTATAGTCAGGAAGCAGTAAAGATTCTGGTATGAGCCAAATGTTGGTGTTTGGTACAGTAACGGTATCGATACCCAGCGTCAGAGTCCCGCCACCGTTAAACTCGATTAAATCCAGCGCTGCTTTTATCCGGTCTATTTGTGTCGCACCATCAAAGCTGTTTGGCGTTAAAAATAGCGATTCATTCCTGGCCGCCGGTGCGTTGCTTTCAACTGGTGGGGTGTAAAATCCGACAGCCTCGCCGCGATCGTTGAACCCAGCAATGACATTCCTGTCGCTACCCCTGATTGTCCACACCCATCCGTCTGCTGATTTCTCTGACTTTACGTCTTCTTGAATTGTTAGAGGCAAAAGGAATTGTCCATTATCATATATTATCGCACATGAACGCCCAAGAGAGTCCTCGAATGAAAATGCAACACCTTCAGATTCCATTGTATTAATTAGTTTTGTGACTTCATCCAAGGACTCAGAACTCGGATAGCTCACCCCAGTTGGCGTGGCTACGCCTTCAATGTTTTGATACTGGTCTGCAAATCTCGGCGGTGTAGAGCCGGCGGGAACTGCAACATTGAATAGTGCATTGTTTGGAATGGAGCCAGCCGTAATAGCCGCCTGCGCTGCCGCTAGTGTTGGATATAGGCTAGATGTAATTGTGGCATTCTGAGCCGCCTCATAAGCAATAGCGGCGGACGAAGATGCATTACTCTCAGATTCCGATGCTGATGTAGCGGACTCAGTAGCTGAAGAAGCTGACGCGGAGGCGGATTCGGCGCTTGCCTTTGCTTGAATGGAGAAGTCCTCCGATAGCCCAGCTAAATCTGCATAAGACTTCGCTTCTGCAGCGGAGACTGCGGCATTAGCTGCATATCTTTGTGCACTTAAATTGTCTGTAGTTGCCATATTTTTTCCAAAAAAAAGGCGCACATTGCGCCATTGCTGGGTTTTAACTGATTGCTTACCATTCGATCACGACAACACCAGACCTTCCGTTACCACCGGTGTATGCATTGCCACTGGTTGAGACATCGTATGCACCACCACCGCCCGCTCCGTAGCATGATGCACTTACGCCACCCTGTGCGCCGCCTCGGCCACCACCGCCCCAGTAAGAAGCGCCGCCAGTTGCTGAAAGTACAAATGATCCAATCTGCCCATCACTGCCGCCACCGCCTGACACGTTAACCGCGCCACCCGATGCGCCACCACCACCACCACCAGCCGTACTTGTCACGCTTGATTTGACCCCGCCGGAACCTCCGGTAGCACTACAATATGACCCAAATGATGACGCCCCTCCCTGCGGCGCTCCATTCGCACCTGTCGTGCCAGAAGCTCCAGCCCCAACAGTTACCGTTATGTTAGCCCCTGGGGTAACCTGGAATACGCCTATGGCCGTACCCCCGGCCCCACCGCCTGATCCAGAAAACGTCTCACTTAATGAGCCAGCCTGGCAACCCATACCACCGCCACCTCCACCAGTGCAAATAACGCGAACCTGCGTGACATTGCTCGGAACGGTGAAGGTTCCTGATGCGGTAAATGTTTGCATGCCATTAGGCGTCGCATAATTAGTCATGTTGACGCCATCGCAGTGAATCTGAGTAACCGATGACGAACTAGTTGACACACTTAAAGCGCCAGGCGATGTTGTTGTGCAAATTATGCTGAATAATCCAGTAGTTTTATTCTCTACCACCCAATCCTTTATCCATGGTGGGAAATAGAGATAAACGTTGGCCGTTAAGTTTCCAGAAATTACAATTCTATCCTTTGATGCTTGCAAAGTTGTCAGCGTTACGCTTGAATTACTCATAGATATACTTGTTACGCCATAGCTATAAATAGGCACCCATCCCGTAGCGGTTGCTGTGTTTACTTCTGGATTATTTACGTTGGCATCATTGAGATTTATCCACGCGCCACTGTATGTACTATTTGGTATCACCGCACCTTTAGGGTATCCAGTTAAAGCGCTAGAAAATGTGGCATCATAGGGGTATCCCATTCCAGCGTCTTGCCATCTTTGCTTGATAGTGATGGCATACAGTATGCCATTCATATCCTGGCCTTTAGGTGGTTTTCCTCCCGCAACCTCTGCTGTCATTGTCAATGGAGGAAAACCACTATCAAAAGTTGCATCTCCTGCGGCCAACGTATCCCCAGAGGAATCAACGGGGATGTTATTTTTGTTACCATTTACAGAGAACGCTTTTATCGTGCGTGAAGGAATGTCTGATGAATTCATTTTATACCTGCTGCTCTATATTTACCGTTACTCCAGCCGGAGAGGGAAGCGCTCCGGAACTCTGCACAATTGCCAGTTCCACTGTAGACAGCTCAAACTCAAAGACATATGTCATAACCATTCCACCGTCATTCCTTACATATGCTTTGCCACTATCGCCAAACATATACATCAGCATTGCGTTCATGCTTGGAATTGTGCAGTTGGTTATATTAGCCATCGCCTTGAGCATTATCAGCTTTCTGTAAGCGTCATTTGTTAGCGAGACTGTCGATGTTTGCATGTTACCGGTGTAAAACGGAGCCTGGTTAAATGGTTGCGGATCATTGATTACAGGCGGGGTGTTAAGTGCCTCTCGAAATCCAAAATACTTTCCACCTGGGGTTACGGTAAGTAATCTACTGACCACGACAATCTTTCCCCAAACATCTAAACCATATGTACCAGCGGTTTCGATGTTCCATATCATGTCATAAAAGTCATCTATGAAATCGTCCGGCTCTACAGCCTGATTAAAGGTGTCAATGATATTTCGTAACTTTGGGCTGTCCGCATACTGAGAGATTATTGTATCGGCATAGTTTTTCATTACACCACCAGTTCAACCGCTATGTTAGTAGCATCAATCGTTGGTATCTCATCAATGCCGAACTCAACAGAGGAGGAGAATGTTGTCCCGTCTTTTGATATTTCAATATCTAAGATATTCACATTACTTGAGTCAATTTCCTGAACACCAGCGTAATATCGTCCAGCAAATATGCGAGAACCTATCCTAGCTCTAGTTCCGCCATCTTCACCATTGAACGATGCGATGATTGAATCCTTAACCAATGCGTCAATATTTGATGGCAATGAGTCATTCGCCTGTAGCTGTACCTTGAAATAAACGCTGATTGCTGTTGGGGTAACCCACCTGATGGTGTATTCAGGGTAAGGATAAACGTAGTTCTCCCTGTCCTGTATCACAATGGACGTACTGCCGTTCATGTTGACGCCTGGAGGGGCGGAGTTGTTGATTGCGTTGCCAATGTCTTCAGCAAGCCCACCGTATGCAGCGACATAGAATGAATTGGCCGCTACAGGGTAGTTGGTGACGCCTTTGTTCACCACTGCCGCCGTCTTATTGTCGGTGACATACGCATCGCTCACACCATCTACTGAGAGAACGGCAGCATAGATAGCCCCTAGCGTATTGCTCGCATTCTTGGCTACCGATTGACGCCGCCTGTACTCAAAGTTGGCCCGCCCCTCCACGTCATTACCTGGAACTCCTGCAGTAAGGTTGGTAATGCTTGACCACCCCATCACTGCTCTGTAAATCGTATTCAGCGATCCGATTGGGCAAGAAATCGGCCCCGTAGCCTGGTTCTGAAACAGCACA